TAGGCCGAAACCATCTGTCCCCATGGACGGTCATTTAAGGTCACTTTTGGGGCCTCATTTTTCATTAAACAGGTAAGCCCCCACTAAGGCCCACAAACGTTTATTGATTCACGTTGAAATGGGTAGACATCAGTTGTCGTCGCATAGCCAGAATAGAGGGTTTATCACTGATTATAAGAGGGTTTTATTGAATTTGGTAAATGTCAGGAGAGGTGTGTATGGTGTCCCCTGCAGACATCTAACTCAACACTTAAGGGGTTGCGCCATATAGGTTTTCTCTGCATAGGAAAATAATTTACCCAGATATTTACCCATTGCAGCCGGAGATGAGCTTGTTTTTGAACTCGATGTGATCGCGATACTTCCAGCGAGAGCGCCCGCTGATTTTGATGGGCTTGCAGAGGGTGCCGTCTTTAACACGGTCATAAATGAAGGTCTTGCCGAAACCAGTATCGGCCATGATGAATTTCAGGTCAACGAGTGTGTCGTCACGCAATTCCATATCTACTCCTTTGGCGGCCATAGCCAGGCAAGTATAAGGGCAATAAAAAGGGCGAGGTCAGTTAAGAGCTCGCCCGGTGAAAGGTCGTCAGTGGTGGCTGTCATGCGGCGCGCTCGTCGGCTCGCACTTCGCCAGAGAGTAATTTCCTGCCGATCGCCATCAGCGTGTCGCGTGAGACAAAGCTGGTCAGGGCGAAATCAGAGATGAAAGGATTCCAGATAAGCAGCATCGATCCCTTGTTGTTACCGTTAACTGGCTTACCGGTATCAGCGCGGATAAAGGAAAGGCGCCCATCGATAATGAATCGCACCTCAGTACAGGTTCGACGCGCCAGGCTGAACCAGCCGACCGATGTATCAGCAGGGACCAGCATCACCGTTCCGATCCCTTTGCGGCATTCCTCCACGGCTTTATTCACCCAGGGTGTAATGTCGCTGTAGGGCGGATTGCACCAAGTAATCCCCAGCGGTAGCTGAGCGGCCCAGTCCTGCGCCAGCGCATCATCTTGTTCTGTGACGTAAACCGGAAGCAGATGGTTTTGCGCGCTGGCGGCCACATCGGCCACAAAACGGAAATCACGGTTCAGCGCGGCGAATATCTCTGGCGGCGTCTGCCAGCTGTCGCGGTGCTCAGGCGGGGTAGTGCTGCCGCCATAGTCATTAACGATATTCACTGTCGAATCTCCTTATCAATCTGCCTCACGTAGTAGGACAGCCAGCGCTTTGCCGTGAATGTGTCTGGCGGGAGGCATTGAATGGTTTGGGCGTGCTTGTCGAGAAGGGTGGTTATGATGCGGTCGTGTTCTGATTTAGGCCTGCCATCAATGGCTTTGAGAATTTCGCTCCTGCACTTACGCGCTACGGCCCTTAGTGCGTTTTCAGTCTGCGGCGTCATGCCACCTTTTGATTGCGAAGGGCGTGCTGTATGCGCTCATGGTCAGTTCGGCATTCATCGCTGCAAAAATGCCCCTTATCTATTGGCTCCTCGCAGTAATGGCATTCACCTGTGTAAGTCATCTGAGGCAGAGGCCGGTTCGCCAGCGCCAGTGCTATCAGCTGCTGCTCGCGTTCTGCTGCTTCATCTATCGGATCTGGATGTGTCATTTCAGTTTCCTATAAGCAATAAAAAACCCCGCCTAGGCGAGGTCTTTGAAAGGGTATGATATGAGCTAATCAATAGGACTTGGATTCAGTAAATCTATAATGTCATCGATTTCGTTACTGGCAGCGTGCCTGTCCAGGGCTACTGCATAATACTTACCTTTGCAGTAATGCTTTTTTACTGGCACGCGATGACCAGAGCTTTTATCAGCGTCTTCACCTGCAGAAAGATGTTCAGGCGCTTCCGTTACCAGCTCATTTTCCAGCTCTGCCTTCTCGACTATCTTATTTTTACCGTCTCTGGAAAGCAGTACATGTTGAATAGTCATTTTCCTTCCTCCTTCTGATAAATCGGGTCAGTGCCGCGCGGGAATCTCGCCGACTCTTCACGATAGAACCTTAAACGTTCCTGAAAATACCCGCGCAACGGCTCAGGCTGCTGCATCTCCACTTCATACGCCACAACCGGCATATTCATGCGCTCTTTATAAGCGACGCCAGACGCCGCTAAATCAACGTTCATGCGGTCGCGTTCTTCTTTGCTGCGTGCTGCGATATTGTGTGACATCACTCCCCCGAAAGCTGTTCGATAGCCAGCTTGATGGATATATTCGACTCGCCTGTCTGCTCCATGATTTTCCAGTGCAAGCGTTTAAGCTGCAGAACCAGAGCCTCCCTGTCGGTATTCTCTCCATTTTCAGCCAGCATAAAGCAGCACTGGCCGACTATGCGGCAGGCTTCATCGTATAACTCTTCAGACAGCTTATCGTAATCAGACATGGCGACACTCTCCTTTGAGAAGTATATCGCTACCGACGCCATCCCCGGCTCTTAATCTCTTCATCTCTGCAATACTTGTCATACGCGAACACGAAAGCCTCGTTCTCCGTATCGAAGAGCTTATCGGCTATCTTCTCCCAGCCCTCAAACCCCAATTTCCGCACGTCCCACTTGCCGTCTCGCGGCCATATCACATAGCCGCATGCGTGCTTATGGTGATAGACCTGTGCTCTTGTCAGCCTCTCGCCCTCGTCGAGCATATAGAACGCTACGCCGCTAATGAATGTGCGCATATATCCGCCAAAATACTGTTTGCATAAACAGTAAATCATGGCGGGGAAGGGGTCAATTGGTGGGGTTAGGTGGCAGTGGCATCCAGTGCGTCACGTTGAATATCTTTGTACAGCTATCCAGATTTCTGTCGATTCCATACCACATATCCGGGTCCCACTCAGCAATCATGGGGTAGTTTTCCAGGTCATCACTTTCACCCCACACCCAAACTTCTGTGTTCTCTTCCGGCATGCGCTCGCTAACAGCGATCCAACTGCTCGCCTTCCGATACGCCAGCAATTCCTTTGCCATTTCCTGATACTCCGCATCCTTGCAGATGCATATCATTTTCACGTCTGCTAACTGCTCAAGCCTTTTGTCGCTAATCATCTATTCTCCCTCCACCTGATAGCCAGCGGATTTCAGCGCCTGCGCTGATGTCTGGTCAAGCAGTTTATTTAACGCTGCCTGCGCTGCTGGTGACATATCATCATCACCTGTTATTGCACCCAGCCAGCCTTCTACTTCAAGCCACACCTCTTTAGCTTCTTCAGGCGTTAGCTTTATCGTTATCATCTTATTCACCATTGCTGCTGCCTATTGCCAGTTTTTCAAACTGCGGTGGCGCGGTGGCGTTCAGAGCATCAACAGCCAGCAGAACATCCTGCGCGTATGCCGTGTTATGCCATTTCAGCTTCTCTGCGATTTGATTCAGACGCCCAATCAGCGCCTTTCTCTGCTCTTCCGTTTATGCCTGCATCATTCACCCTCCACGCGCTTAAACTCGATCACCCACACCCACGGGTTAGCTTCCCAGTTATCTGCGCCGTAAATACTCATCCACAATTCGCGAAAATTAATACGATGTTCCCATCCAGGCAGAACTCCTCCGGCTGGTGGCGTAACGCCTTCTGACTTGGCATCCTCTTCGCTAAGATCGCGTAACCGCTCGACCCGCACGCCGGTAATTTCCAGCGTTATGCGGGAAGCCCAGCGCGGCATGTGGATGGATGGGCGCCAGCGGATGCCACCGCTTGAATGCTCCCAGCCAGCGCGGAATATTGCCGCTTCATGGCTGTCATCAGGGCAGATAACCTGCTGAACGCCTTCACTGGCCGCATAAGCGGTGCGCGGAACGACGGAAAACGTCTCGCGCACCCACAGGCGATCACCGACCGCACCGAACGGGCAAAATTCACGGTAGTAGCTCTGGCTGTTGGCGTGCTGCTGGCCTGATTCGAGCGGGTAGCATTCACCAGAACGGGCCGCCAGGCCGATAAGTTCCAGGTGACGCGGCGTTAACATTCGGCGCGTCTGCGTCTTGCTGCCGTTCAGTACAGCGCGTACCATGTCGGCATTGAAAATCATCCCGCGCTCACGCATGGCGCACCGCCTTTTCTTCCATGGACCATGCATTGGCGAGTGCCTGAGATACCTGGTAAAAATCGTGCTTTACGATGAACGCAGAAGTTTCACCCTGCGCGTTTAACGTTTCGACCTTGGTGAAATTGCCGTCATGACCTGCGGCAGGGCTGAATTGCGTGACGGCATTGGTGTCAATGATTACCGAGCCATCCAGAGTGAACATTTTCAGTTTCATAACGCCCCATCCTTACCGGCGCTGGCGCGCTCAGCAAAAATCTCAGCCTTCTGCTCATCTGTCAGCATGTCATCAGAGACGATCGCCGCGAACTCACCGCCAAACCATGAGATAGGAGAGCTTTCACGAATGGCCTTATTCAGCGCTTCAGCCGCCTGCCAGATAGCTTCTGGGATGTCGTGGTGATCGCCGCCGTCAGGGATAATCTCTTCGCAATGATCAACCATGTCGATTTCGCGTGGGTAATTCGGCTCGCAGATAAGCAGCTGTAGCTCACTCGGCAGCACATTATTTTCCCAGCAGTAGTCTGCGAGAGATTCAGCATCGAAAAAGTAAGTGTCGTTGTCGAAGATAACCAGCGGCTCGCCTGACCAGACCTTCTTCTCTAATGAGATAAACTTTGCCTGGCGGCTCTCTTCCCAGCACTTTTCACAATAGCCATTCGTTTCGCGAGCGCCGTGTTCGGGATTTTTCGGACAGATGCGGTGCGTGCTACCGGCGTAGCGCGCCATGTCTTCGTCTTTACCCCAAAAACGGCCGTTGCGATCAACCCATCCCGTAATCGTCTGAATGCTTGCTGCTTCCGGCGATTCATACATTACAACGATTGGCTCTTTCATTTTGCCTCCTGGCTGCCGCGCAGCTGCTCGTAAAACTCTTCTGCATTAAGTACCAACCGCTCCAGTGTGATGGTGCTGTCCAGCTCACCGGCGGATAGTTGCTTAGTGGCGAACATGATGACGCCTTCGGCGCGCATGGCATTGAGGTAGGCGTCTGTTACTGGCTGCTTCAGTACCTGCATTGCGTCGTACAGCAATGACTGTGCTGGGTTCAGTGAATTCTGTACGGCGTGATAGCCCGCTGCGCTGTATTGACCAATCAGGCGCCCGATGATTTCTTCCCGGGCCGCATTCTCAGCCGCCAGCGCATCCAGTTTTTGCTGCAGCGCGGAGAACTTGCGCGCCAAATATGCGGCAAGGCTTTCGCCTACCAGAATATCTGACGGCAAGCACTTACCGGCCAGCAGGCCGCGCATTTCGTTTTCAGTGATTTTCACGTGAAACCTCCTTCTGCTGATCCCATGCCTTTTGCATAAACTCTTCGCTGAACTCTATTTCTGGTGCCTGCTCGAAAGCGATATAGGCTTCCTCTTGGCAGTTAGTGCAGTAGCCGGAAACTTTACGGCAACCGCAGTTATCGCAATGTCCACTCATCTGTATCTCCTGCGCCGCGAGCGGCGATTTATTCCAGACAGCCGGGATACCAGCCACGGCTTATGAGCCGGGCGCGCTTCTCAGCTGCGATGATGTTTTGCTGACGTTTGTCCTCGCCGCGGTCTGCGAACGAACGGCGGCTGACAATCATGGTTTCGGGATGGGAGCGCGTGATGCGCCGGGTGCTGACCAGCGTGTAAGTAAAGTCGGTGCAGCCATCGACCGGCACAGGCTCACTGGCTTCGATAACGACCGTTTTGCCTTGCAGACAGCCGCGCATCAGCCCGTTGAACTCGCCGAGCGTCATATGAAAAAGGGCGCTTAATTCGCGCCCTGTACGTGGTCCCTTTGAAAGCTGCCATGCGACCTTTTCCTTAAAGCCGCTGTTGGGGTGGGTGTTACGACGATACTGTGCGAGCTTACGCATTATCTGCATCCCCGGCTGGTGGCTCGTCGTGCATGACTTCGTATTCACCGGTGATGATCGATGCGTTGTCCTGCGGCACATCAGCTTCGGCTTTCTCGTCGAGGTTAACGGCGCGCTGTAGCTCGATGCTGACAGGCAAATATTTAAACAGCCGGCGTATAGCCGTTTTCTTTGCCATTTCTTCGTAGTGATCAACCCACGGCCCTTTGTCACCTGACTTACTGAGCGCGCGCACCTTGTCCACGGCCGCTTTGCTCATCACTTCAAACTGCACTCCACCATCTTTGAGGCGGGCCACCGCGTAAACGTGGGTAAGGGCGCCGGGATTACCATCTTCGTTCGGCACGTGCTCCAGTTTCTCTTCGAGGCCGTATGCATAGCTGAACTTATCGTTTTCAAATACAGCGCGTGCCGACAGGCTGACTATCTGGCCTGAGCGGCGGGCGAGGTCTATCATCCCGCGATAGCCGATGATCAGCTGCGTTTCAGTGGCAACGGTGACCCACTGATTACCCTGCTTCTGCCGCTTATCGAAAGGAAGCAGATAAGCGTGCCCAAGCGCGCCGCCGGGCTCCAGACCGAGCTGGGCGCACTGCATAATGGCACCGAGGAAAGACATCTGGTCGCACTGCATGAGCTTTGGCGTTTTACGCAGCTCGGTCATCGCGATGCGAGCCAGTCGGTCAGCCGTCATATGCTTAGGCAGGGCGAGCGCAATCTGCGCCTTGGTGTTCGGATCAGCCATAAGCTGAGTCAGAGTTTTTGGCTTACGGTCCTGCGCAGGCGCGACGTCGCCTCCGGTCGCTGCGGATTTAAGTGCTGCTGATGACATGAAAAAGTCCTTATTTGATGCGGAAAACGCGGGATTTCGTGGTGGTTTTGAATGCGTCGTACAGCTCAGGGTGAGCCTCTTTAAACGCAGCAATATTGAAACGGGTGGAGTTCTGAGTGCGCCAGGTAGCCAGCTGTTTCCCTTCGAGGCTGATAAACGAATTCTGCTGCATGAAGAGCTTCAGCTTTTGCTCCGCGAACTCGATTTCGTCGGTAATTTGTTTCCGGCGCGCCTGTAACTCCCTGAGCTGAAGAATGGCGTCCAGCGCCTTGCCATCAGCTTCAATACCCGTTCCGGCGTCCCTGTCGAAGATGCGCATAACGTCGCTTACTGCCGTGACCGGCGGCGGCGACAGGGTGCTAACCATCTCCCAGAACTGAATCTCCTTTTCCCTTATTGCGGCGATTGTCTCGTCGTCGCGCTCTACCCGGTAAACGCGAAAGTCATCAGCGCCAATCAGCACGCCAAAGACGCAGACTTTCTTTCCTGTCACCATCAGTCCATGCATGGCCTGAGCCGTGTAATGGACCGGGATAGCATCGGTCTGCTGTTCTCCCCATTCGCGCGCTTTAAATGGGCTGCACGTCTTGATCTCGATGTTTTCCCCGCTCTCTGCCTCAGCATCTATTTCAGCGGCTATGAAGGGTAGTTCGGAATCAAGGTAGCGCTCTCCGCGCCGGACAATTACCAGGCCTGTTTCTTCGGAGAGGAGGTCTATGACATACGGCTCCATCCTCTGGCCGCGGCTGAATATCTTCTGCTTGCCGGGTGAGGGAGGTTCTTTGCGTGGCTGCACCTTGTCGAGATAAACATCCAGCGGGGTGCGCCATGGCGAGATGCCGAGGATACCGGCGACATCGCTGCCGCCTAAATATTTGCTTCGGTCTAACTGACCAACTGATTGCATCATGCAGCCTCCATATTTCCATGCCTGCGACAGTAAATACCGATCGCCACTTCCCGCTTCGCGACTTTCACCATCGCATCACGCAGGAAATGCTCGGCGGCTTCGTACTGCTCGTCATCTTCGTCGACCAGTTCGACGGCGGGGTAATCGAAATGCTTCGGCAGGAACGCGCACAGCGCGGTCATCAGCGGGTTAATCTTGTGCCGGTCCATCATCGCGTCGACTTCATCTCCGATGCGCTCTAAATCGGTCTCAGAGAGGTTTTTGATAATCTCTTCGACTTCCTGTTTGGCTCGCCATGAAAGTTTCACTGGTGCGCTCTCCGTAACAGCAGCATTGCCATAGCCCACTTGGCGCTGTCGCCGAACAGATGAGCCTCTCGTGAAAGCTCCTGCGCTTTCTGGAAATAGCGAATCTTCATGGCTGGCCTCTCTGATTCAGGGTGTCGATAAGGGTGCGCCAGCCAGTGCGAAGTCGGCTGACAAGTCGGTCGAGTTGGGACGTGTTGAAACAGAAGCCACCCATGTGGGTAGCCCCAGCGATAGCAAATGCTTGCATGGGTGATTCCTTGGTGTTGGTTAGTTGGATGGATCAGTAGGTGATGCGGATGGCGCTGATGCTGCCTTTGGCGATAGCGGTGATGACTGCAATCGCCTGCTCTTCAGAAAGCCCGGCAGATGCGACCAGATCAGCTTTGGCCTGATTGTTGATGGCCTTGCGATGCTTTACGTCGGCAGCGCGCGCTGCAGCTTCGTCAGCGATGCGTTTCTCTTCAGCTAGGCGGGCATCTTCCGCTGCTTTCGCTTTGCGCTGCTCTTCGGCGATCGCTGCCTGCTTTTCACGCTCAGCCTGCTCGCGCGCTTCCTGCGCCAGCCGGGCAGTGCGTTCCAGCGCTTCGTTGGCTTCACGCTCTGCGCGGTGCTCTGCCTCAATACGATCGCGCTCGGCCTGTTCGGCTTTTGCTTTCAGCTCGGCTTCACGGCGTGCTGCAGCTTCACGTTCACGCTGCGCGGCGGCTTCAGCCTCTTGTCTGGCTTGTTCCGCCGCCTGACGCTTCAACTCTTCTTCATGGGCGATGCGCTGGCGCTCGGCTTCCGCTTTGGCTTCTGCCGCGTCCCGGTCGAACTTATCGTTCAGCAGCAGGGCAAGCTCATGATCGGCTTCAATCTGCTTTTTCAAAGCTTCGGCGGCTGCGAGCTGTTCCGCTTCAATGCGCAGGCGCTCTTCTTCAGCGGCTTTCTCCGCAGCGATACGATCCTGCTCCTCTTCCCACTCCGTCAGCGGCCGGCGCACTTCATCGCGAAGCGTGTCACACTCGGTGACAAAGCGGCGTAACTCAGCCTCGACGATCTTGGGCTGCTCCTTCAGACGCTTCAGGTATTCACGGCCGGGCTTTTCGACCGCCGTTTTGCTGCGCGATACCTGCGCCGCCAGCGATGCGACACGTGTACGGCCTTTAGTAGTGCTCAGGTCCGGCACCTCGTTTACTGACTGGCGAATCTGATCCAGAAACTTATCCAGACCGTTCTCAACATACAGCGCAGGAGCTTGCTCGGGTGTTACCTCCAGCACTGCTAAATCCGTGTTCTCGCTCATTGTTCTCTCCTGAATACGGGCAAAAAAATGGCCCCTGCATTCCTGCAGGAGCCAAAAGCGCAAATCTCTCGTAACGTCATTACGCGTCTGGTGCGAATGCACCGTCATGACCTGTCGCAACAGGCCATTGCGGTGTCACTCAAGGCTGACGCCACAGAAAGGGCAGTGACTCATCTTCACGGACATTTCTTTGCGGCTGGCGTTTTTAGCGCGGTTGCCGTCTTTCTTGCGTGGATACCAGCCCATTTTGTAATTGAGCATCACGCGAATTTTCCCATCACCAAACGACATCACCTGGTTATCCCAGCCGCTTGCGCCCCAGCTATCGTCGATTTCGGCACCCTCCGGCTTGCTCTTGAGGATCTGCTCGCGGACCTTCTGACCAACCTCTTCAATGCAATTGCACATGCTCACTGTCCTGAATTTGGGCGTAAAAAAAGCCGCTTATGCGGCTTGGAATCCTGTCACCTCAACCCGGCAGATTGGGTAGGTGAAGAGTTTATTCTCCTGAATGATGCGCTGAGCATCCTCCATGCTGGCCGCATCGTCGCAGAACTTAATGTTCTCTGCGCCATCGTCCCATTTGCCAGCCAAAATCGTGTAACAGAGTTCCATGCTTACCTCACTTAATGATGTGCGTTGCGTCTTTGCGAACTTTGCGATGCCCAGCGCTGTAAATCGCTACTGCGGGCAGGCACATGGCTCCATCTTTATGCTTTTCGCGAAGGCTCGGCGCGGATACAGCGCGCGAAACGCGCTCAGCACTGAGGTCAACGCGGGCTTTACCTTCCGCCGCTTCTGCACGTCGTTTTGCGATCAGTTCGCCACGCTTGAGGTAGCGACGGCTGACGCTGTTGTTAGCTGCAAACATATTTACCTCCGGTAATTGGCTTGGGTGGTGTGGTCTGGAATCGAACCAGAGGTACGGCTGCTATGCCCGCGTCTGCCACTGCGCTACCACACCCCAAAGCCAACTGCTCTTTGGTCTCCCACAAGGGCGGGAGAAATAAACCCCATCAATGTTAAAGAGCGATCCAACATCCTGTTGGGTACTGCGTCCTGCTGATGGAATTAATATATCTAAAGCTATTATTACTGTAAATAGCCAAAGATATATATTTATAGCTTTAGTGATTTTCACGTTGATTTCCAAAGCAATTTAATTTTGTACAGACGAAAAAAATCCCGCCGAAGCGGGATCATTTAAGACTTTTGCGTTTGGTATCAGCCTAGCCGTTTATAGTCAATCGACTGTCGGAGAAGGACTTTTGCCATAATATGGAATTCGCCCTCATCGCTCTCTTCAATAAACCACTCTTTGTAGCGGTGGTTGTCCGACAGAACGGCAAGCCGATGTTTCTGCATTTGAAGGCGTTTGACGTGCATAGTTTTGCCAAACACAAAAACATATACACCATCCCCATCAAAATGCGTGACAGACAGGTCAACAAAGATCTGATCGCCGGGCTCTATAGTTCCTTCCATGCTGTCACCGCGAACGGTGATTACCTTCACGGTATCAGCTGGTCGCGGGCCAAATAGTGCTTTAGCCTGCTCATTTGTGTATTCAATAGCTCTTATAGTTTCGACGAATTCAGTAGACACAAGATAACCATCCCCCGCGCTAGCCTGGACATCCAATACATCTACACGATAAGAGTCCGTCTGCGCCACTATTTCTTCCCGCGGCATTTTGAACTGAGGCGCGTCTCGCATACCCCCTTCACCCGTAGAGAGCCAGTCAGGACTGACTCCTAGCACCCTGGCAATCTCATAAAGCTTTCTGGTGTTTTTTGTAATCCCCTGCGTCAGTTTCCATACGCTTGGCTGGGCCATTCCTACAGCTTCTGCCAAGGAGGCTTGCGTATGTCCACTCTCTTTCATGGCTGCATTGAGTCGATCAGCAAAAGTCATTTTTTTATTCCTATGTCCATCCATGAAAGATATAGCTGTAGATATTATTCAGCAAATACCTAAAGCTATTTACTTTCAGGATAGCTTTAGCTATTATCACAATAGCCACGCAAAGCAGGAGCTATTTTATGGTTAACAAAGCTATTAAGCGGGCGATTGACATTGTGGGCAGTCAGCAAAAGTTAGCTGAAGCTTGCTTAGTCAAACAGCCCTCAGTCTGGGCTTGGTTACACGGGAAAAAGAAGGTTTCAGCCGAAAATGCTAAGCGCATTGAAAAGGCAACCAACGGTGAAATCCCAGCTTATCAAGTCCGCCCTGATCTAACTGACCTGTTTCCTCATCCGAATCAGGCAGCTTAAGCAACACCGCTCTTTAACACTCTGAATCCTGTCCCCGCCCGTGTGGGGAAACCTTAAGTGACTTGCTCACCGCAATGTCACGCAACCAATTAACCAACAAGGGAATTATCCAAGATGGAACATGCAACTCAAAGCAAGAACGCGCGCCGGATTGAGTCGGTGCTGTTGAACAAGCTGGCTTCAATCAGTCAGAAAACATTCGCCGAAAAGCTGGGGATTGCGGAGTACCAGGTAAGCCGCATGAAGAAGAATTTTTTCCGCCAGATGAGCATGGCTATCGACATCCTGGAATACGGGATTGCTGATGACGACGCTGCCCAGCTGGCTAAAGCCGTGGCGAAGGAAGTAGCCCTGATTCTGGGCAAAGACAAAGCCGAGATGAATGCTTTCGATGCGTAAGGAACCTTATGAACCCTATCGACTTTATTGCAAAGAACGTCGAAACCGAACTGCTGAAGCAGGGCTTTGCAGAAGCTGCTGCGCGCGGTGGCGCTAATGCTGCAGTTGATCATTATCGGCGTTGTTCATCAGCCACCAAAAAAGGCGCGATGTTCGATGATTGCCTTCATCACGGAAAAGCCTGGGCGACCAAGTATTCATTGCCAGAGGAAAGACCGGGTAAGAAGCGAAAGGAAAGAAAGGTTGCACAGCCAAACCTGCTGTAAAGAAAAAGCCCCCGAAGCGGTAACTTCAAAGGGCTTAGTGCGAAATGACTGGATCAATTCACAGGAGTAATTATGAGTAGTTTATCACTGCATTACAAGGCCAAGGACAAAAACGGGACCGAGACCACGGTCAAGAAAACGTTTCTGGTTCCGCTGGCTGAGCTGTACATCGAACCGGGCTACAACGTCCGCGAAATCGACCAGGCGCATGTGGAAGAATTTCGCGATGCCTTTATCGCCGGTGAGTTTGTCCCGCCTCTGGCCGTTCAGGTCACAGAGCAGGGCATCAAAGTCATCGACGGTCATCATCGCTATCATGGCGCGCTTTTGGCGACTGAAGCAGGCCATGAGATAGCGCGGCTGGAGTGCAAAGACTTTTCCGGCACCGAAGCCGATCGCATCGCCTTCATGGTAACCAGCAGCCAAGGCAAACCTCTTACCTCGCTGGAGCGCGCTGCTGCATATCAGCGCCTGGCTAATCAGGGTTGGTCTACGTCAGAAATTGCCAGCAAGGTGAAGCGCTCTGTTGGTGATGTGGATCATCACCTGCAGCTGCTTACCTGTGGCGATGAGCTTATCGCAATGGTGAAGGCAGGCGAGGTTGCTCCGACGACTGCTGTAGCGCTTTCTCGCGAGCATGGGCCGAAAGCAGACAGCGTTGCCCGCGAGCAGATGGAAAAGGCCAAAGCGGCCGGGAAAAAGAAACTTTCCCGCAGCGCAGCCATTCCCCAGTTCAGCGCGGCGAAAGCGCGGCGCCTGGTAGAGCTGCTGGTCGATGCTGAGTTTGATCGGGATGGCGGTTTCGACCAGATCATCCTGCCTATGGGAACGGCAGACGAGATAAAGCGGATCATCGCTGAATATCGCGCTGGCATACCGGCGAGCGGGGGCAGTGATGAATCTGGCTTATGACAATGTATCACCAATCAGGCCCGAACTCAGGGCCGTGGAGCGTCGCGTGGCAGAGCTTGAAGATGGCTACGCCAAACTGTCGAACATGCTTCTTGAAGAGTATGCCGGAGCCGATCTGACAAAGCGCCAGTTCAAGGTTCTTTTGGCAATCCTGAGAAAAACCTATGGATGGAATAAACCAATGGACAGGATAAGCGATTCTCAAATAGCTGAGATAGCCAGACTCCCTGTCAAACGCTGCAATGAAGCGAAGCTGGAACTGGTCAGGATGGGACTCATCAGGCAGCAAGGCGGCATGTATGGCCCTAATAAAAACGTGTCGGAATGGTGCATCCCTCAAAATGAGGGAATATCCCCTAAAATGAGGGAGAAAACATCCCTCAAATTGAGGGAGCGGAATCCCTCAAAACAGGGGGACACAAAAGACACTATTACAAAAGATAAAAAAGACATTAAACATACGTCCGAGAATTCTCACGAATCCTCTGACGAACGTCCGAAGAATCTTCCTGTTGTCCGGCCTGATGCAGCGGTTCACTCACCGAAGGGCGACAAGTGGGGAACCGCTGATGACCTTCTGGCCGCGCAGTGGATATTCAGCCGGGTTCAGGTGATCACCCCGACAGCGCAGCAACCCAACTGGCCCGCCTG